ACTGGCGGCGGCTGATGCTTATTGTAGCCTGTCGGTTTGCGACGGCGGTTGCGGTTCGTCATCATCCAATGTCCTTATCGGCGGCGGCTCGTCATCAAATGCGCGCCACAGCGCGTATATCCAGATCGCCGCCAAGCCAAAGCCTAGCAACTCCAATGCCTCGCGGCTGTGTGCCAGCCAGCCGCCAGTAATGAGCGCGACAACCAGGATACCAATGCAGGCTGCTATGATAAACCAGGCCATATGCTCACGCTTTATCATGCCGCCCTCATCGCGCGCGCCACGTTGACGCGTTCCGCCCGCCGCGCGCTGGCTGGCATGAGGTTGTAGACGCGCTCTTTGATGACCGGATGTGGATGTCCATCAGGCAGGAATAATTGCCAGCGCGTGACGCTGAGTGTCTCACGGCTCAGGCGCATCCAGCGCGTGATAATGCTCTTATCCCTTCCGCGAATCATATCTATTCTCCAGCCCCGTCCATTAATTGTATCAATTCGCCTGGTCTGAACCAATCTTCCCCGATTCCTGGAGGATCGAATTTCACCACGACATATTTCCTCACCCGCCGCACCACTGTACCAGCCGTACACGTTGCGCTATCGGCGTGTGCAACGATTTCACCGGCTCGGTTATACGTCGTTACCTTGCCCAGATTGACGAAGCTCACACGATCGCCCGGTTTAGCATTTCTGATCATGTCCGTGCCTCCTGCGCCGCTGTCCATTCGACTACTGCTGCATGGCAACACACCGGACAACCCGTCTCCTTATCCACTTCCCAAGTCATCTTACAAAATGAACATTGATCCTCGCTATCGTTTTCGACATAAATACTTCCAGCGAAATCGACATGCCGTTTGATTTCGTCCCTTATTCGCTGCGCCTCATTGTTCGTATCGTCCCATGAATGCGATCCGCATTCCACAGTCACACGGAATCGATTATGTATGATTTGTTTCATGCTCACATTTCCTGAACCCGCCGTTGCGCGCGCTGATTCTGCTGACCATCAACGTATTCCAGCAGTTGACTGACGTTCCAGGCACGCACACTATCCTGACATCGCCCGCCATGCGTCGGAACGTTAATGCGTACCGGTCGGTCAAATGCAACGTTGCGATGCGTTCCCGGCTCTATTGCCTTGCCACAGTCAGCGCAGGTCATCATCAATCCTCAATCAAGACCGCACCACTCAATTTTGGATCGAAATCGTCCGACCATATTGTGTGACGACAATATCTGGCGTCGCTCAGATTGGCGGCGCGCAGATCGGCGGCGCTCAGATTGGCGGCGCGCAGATCGGCGGCGCTCAGATTGGCGGTAATTCGTGCAGGCAGAATACCTCTATAAATCGCCCAGCCGACATACCGCCGCAGGAACGGATCAGCTAGGATTCCGCGCCACTTCGCGGCACGCTCATCCGATGTTCCCCAAAGCGTAGATCAATATCGATTTTCATCGCTCTCCTCATTGCCGGACGGCTGCCGGTTTCGGCTCGCCGCCCGGCGGTCGTGGGCCGCCGCGCCGACTTTGAGAATGTGCAGGCCGGGCGCTACTCCGGCTGTGCGGATCGGATATATGGGGTTACGCCACCGCCACCGCCATCCCTACAGGCTGCGTGTCTGCTCTCCACGCCGCTGCACATTAATTTGGCCGCCGCGCCGCCGTCAAGTCAGGTGCTACCTGACATCGCGCGTCCGCTCGAAATTGGGTCGATGCTGCCCGTCACGCACGGCGCAGCGGCCATTGACGCCACGCTATTCCTCATCAATCGGATGAGGGGCGTTCTTGTTCGTGAGCCATTCGATTGCGTATTTGATGCCCTGCTCGAATGTCATGCCGCCAAAAGCCGTAGTGCCCTCTGCATCAGCTTCGGCAACGCGATTGAGCACGGCGTCAATTTCTTTCTGCGATCTGACAATCTGATATTGCATAGTGATCTCCTTTTTGATTAGCCGCCGCGCCGCCGCCAGTGTGTGCCCGCTCCCGTCGCGCACGGCGCAGCGGCCCGCAGCCCGCCCGCTACCCGGCGCGGGCGGGCGAGTGCGCTAGACCTCGATAGAATTGGCCTCATTCAGCGCGGCCTGGAAATCACCGTTGTGCCGTGCGATGATCTCCTTACCGTCCAGGCTCTTCTCTTTGACCATCACCCAGAACGCGGTGATCACATCTCCGGTCTGTTTGGAAACCATCGGCTTGATCTCGCCCGGAATCCGAACACGCACGCCGCCGACGCGTTTTTTCCCGAACATCACGCTCGGATCGTTGAACAGAGTGATCGGCTTGCCCTTCCAGTTGTCGCTATCCTCGCCGTACATGCCTTCGATGGTAAGCCAGTTCGTGCCATTGACGATGAATGGTTTGGAATCTTCGTCGGCGAAATACATGACTGGCTTCGACTTCTGACCTTCATCGTCATCGAAGACTTCCATTTGCACATCTTCGACCGTGAACATGCGCGGTTCGGGTAAATCCTCTTTGCTGATGTACTTGCTGGGAAATGCCTCGTTGCGTTTCATGTCCTTTCCTTCCATTGAATGTCGGCTCAGTTCATTTGCGGCTCACTCGTCCGCCGCTGGCTGCGCTAACTCAACCGGATTCCCACCCGGCTCCACTATATGCTCTACCTCAGCGCGACAACGCGCCTGAATTAGCGCAGCCAGCGACGGGTCAGCGCCTGCTAGTATCGTGATGCTCCATCGCGTATCGGAGATTTTCAATCTCTCCCTGGAGCGATGCGACTAGATCGACATCCTGGATAACCGTTGCATTTTCCAGGTTGATCCAGTGAGTAAAACTTTCGCCCACGACTTTGAGAAAATACATCTTATCCTCCATACCTCAGCGCTGCCTCATCTGCCGCAGCCGCCTGCCCCGCGCGCTCTTCGGCGTCGCGGGCGCGCTCAGCGGGTGTCCAGCGGCAGTAGTCGCGCGCATCGGTGAGCATCAGCCCGGCATGATATATACGTGAATCTTCTCTAGTAAGCGCAAACCCGCACCAGGCAGCTACCGCACGCAGCAATTCATCTCGCTGCAAGCGCAAGTCGTCGCGCTCCGCCTCTAGCGCCTCCAGCCGGTCAACCAGCGGCCCATCGCGGGTCGCCAGTTCTGATTCGAGCGCGGCGGCATGGCGCTGCGCTTCATCCCGCTCGCGCTCAGCCTGGCGCAGGCGGGCCAGGGGGACGGTGGGCGCGCCGGTTTCGGGATCGAGTGTGCCGTCTTCGGGCGTTGTTTTCATTTCGCCTCCGCTCCATTCAGATCACTCAGCCTCAGCGGGCGGGCGCGTCGCCACGCCTCAGCCATGACCTGCCAGCGCAGCATGTGCAGCCGGTCGATCTCGCGGTCAATGCAGTTGATCTCATCTGCTGCTTCCGATGCAATGACGCGCGCGCCGACAACCTCACCGCGCTTGACGCGATACAAGTTGTGACCGACCGCAACCTTATCAGGTTCGTGCATAGTACGCGGTTTCTCCAGCGAGAAATCAGAGCGGACGCGCTGCGCGGTCGCGTCATGCGCCGGAAAAAAGCGCGGCGTGTGCGCCTCAATTCGTCGCGGATCGGCGTCGGCGTTTGCGTCGTTGGGCAGCACGGCGCGCTCAAAAATCTCGCCCTTCCCATTCCGGTCAACCAGGATGCTCGTTTTCATCGCTCTGCTCCTCTCGCTCGCCGCGCCCCGCCGCCGATGTTCCCGGCTGCTGCTGATGTCGCCGGTGTCCGGCTTTTCGGCGGTAGGGCGATTGCTCACCTGCTCCCGCTGCTGACGGCGACCGGCGTCGCCGCCAGACGCGGAGGCGGATGCTAGTGCGGTCTGTAGCGGACGAAGCCGCTGGCTTTCGGCATACCAGGCAGACCCACGAAAATGTTCATACTGCCGGTCTCATAAATCTCTGCGCTGCGGATCACCATGCCAGCGGGCACGAAAGCCGCAACTTCTTCGGGTGTAGCAAATGTGTCTGCCGGGCCATTGACGCGCCCAGCATGGACACATTTACTGCCGACGACTTCCTGCCTCAAGGCCGCGCGATTCTTCTCTCTACCTTCGTTGGTCAATTCCTCGAACGGAATGTACTTGGTCGTCATGGTTGCCTGCGCTATCACGGGCGCACCCGGCGGCCCGTGGGCCGCAACGCCGTGTTAGATGATTTGTTGCCACAATCTTTCGACCTCAGCCCCAATACCACTCGGATGATTGGAGCGGTAGCCAACCCGCGCCCATTGCCAGCAAGCATTGTTATAGGCCGAGCATAGCTGGATAAGCTCATCGGATATGCGGCCAATTGGTTTGATCGTGTCGGCATCGATTGTCGGTGCGCCGTCCGAGTCCGTCCCGTTTTCGCTGCCGGCCAAAATCCAGCAATAGATTTTGGCGTCTTTGCGGCGCAGGAATTGATACTCTTGCAGCATCTTTGCGAGTAGCCAGGGATCATCGGCGCGCACACGTTGCACCGATAAGCCATTGTGGACACGCCCGCTAACTTGATCAACTGAGTGCGCCCACTCGCGATCAAGGGTCGGGCCGCGCGACCAGCGGATATACAGTGCCCGCTCTTGTCCTAATTTTACGATCTCTGCCAGGGTTTTTAGGATTCTCATTCCGCTCACCTCTGCGCTGTGTCGGGCGCATCCCGGCGGCCCGTGGGCCGCAATCGGTGTCGGATACTACCGGACGGCGGCGCTACTGCCGAAGGTCAATTGATCATTCTCTCTCCTAATCTCGACTACATTGTACAACGAGTTTGCCAAAATAGAACCGTGTAGAGTGTTGCAATATCATTGCACGGGATGACATAATCATACCCCCTTGACATTTGTACGCTTGCAGTGCTATAATCATACATAAATCCAGGCTTACACATGACTAAACGAACCGTTGCAATCGATGACGACCTTCATCTCTATTTCGCCCAGCGCGGGGCGGCGCTCCGGTTGCTACCCGGCGGCATGATTAACCGGGTGCTCCGGGGCATCATGGAAGCTGAGCGCCGACGCGCCAAGAAGCGTGCTGAGGCTCGCAAGGTGAAATCAAAATGAACAGAGAGATTGATCCGCTTATGCTTCCAAGAATCAAACTATCCCGTGGTGGAATCCCGCGTATATCATGCGTGTACTTTATCATCCACAGAAATAAGGTTATCTATGTAGGCAAAACAAAACATCTAGATATTAGACTCATATACCATCACAAATTGAAAGAGTTTGGGAATTCAGAAGTTGCTTGGGTGAAGCTTCAAAACCGTTTCCTCTTAAAGCATGAAAGAAAATGGCGTGATCGTTTATTGCCAACATTGAATGAAAGAGAATGGCATGGCTGACATCCTCGAAGCCACCGCGAAACTCATCATCATCATCGTCGGCATCGCCGCGTTCGTGTGGTTTTGCAAACGCATCATCGCGCTCGATACTGAGATGCGTGCGAATGCGGTTGCAGCAGCCCGCGTCGAGCCACTACGCGGCGGCTATGGCTACGTCAAATATGTCGCGCGCCCAGCGGGTTTTTTTCGCTGGGTTGCGATCCCCTACATCAAATTTTATCCGCCTGAAATCCTTGGCGCATTGGGCAATACCACGACAATCAATGGTCTGCCAATCCCTAACGCACTGATCGCTAATGATGCACGGCGCACACATGCACTCGATGTGCTACAGCAAACGATGCGCGATCCTGATTATGGGCCAGGCTCGGAGCGCATTTTGCCCGCCGAGAAATTCTCTGGTAGCGCGACTACCTGGCAAGCCGGAATCGACTATCTCAAGGAGTTCTATTACGTACTCGCGGGCAACAAGGGTACATACTGCGGGCGACGTTTCCCGAATGTCGCCGCGCTTATCTCGGCGCTCTCTCCCCTACCCCAGCCGAACGGGCAGGGGATGATAGCGTAATGTAACGTAATGCGCGTTACTGTAATGCCAGAATGTGACAGGGTAGGTTAAATGGGGATCGTGACTCGCCGCCAGAAGGCCCGTAAATCGCGTCAAGCGCATGTACGCGCTCCGTACAAACTACGTGTGGTGATACGGGGCATGAAGTTACCAGAAACGCTTTTGACGTATCGGGCGGTCGCCGCCGAAATCTCACGCCGCTCAGGTATTGCGGTGACGCACGGCGCAGTTTATCGGCTGGCAAATGGCGTCGAGCCGAAGCGGGCAGAGATTCGGCGCGCATTCAAATTACCCGAACTGATACCGGTTGCGGCCTGCGCGAAGTGTGGCAAGATTCATCGCCAACAGAAATCATGTGAGGGTAAGCGCCGCCGTATTCGCCGCTTGCATGAACTGCCAACCGCCGACATCGCCCGCCGACTGCGCGACCGATTCGACTACGCGCCGACGGACGCGCAATGGGAAACGGTCGCGGTGTTGTACCGGAAGCGTGTAGAGCGAATTGAGAGGTTGAGACGTGCTGCAAAAGCAAGTTGATTTCAAGGTGTGGTTTCGAGAAGACATCGCGCGCGTGCTTGACGGTGTGCGTGCCGCAAGCGCCACGCTTTCACCTGCTGAGCGCGCCGGCTTCGATCTCGCAGTTGAATCCGTCGCGCGCGTGATCGGTATCTCGCCGCAGCAGTTCACCGCATCGCCGCACGCGCTTGCCGCGCTGCCGGTCGCGCGCGTCATCGACCAGTCGGACTATTGAGATAACAATGCAATCAACATTGATTTGGGAAGGATATGGAAAATCCAGTACACCAAATTCCGCGCATTTGCATTGCTATGAGAATATTGTAATAGGGCCGGGATGGAAATGGTGCCATAAATGTCATTGTCATGTATCATCAAAATGTGACCATCGCCGCTGGCCATGCCGCCAGAGAGCGCAGAAGATGAAAGCTCAATGAAGGAAAGGGATAAAATGAATATCGATGAGTTGACCATCGCAGACGTGAAACAAATAGTCGCCATGATCGGTAGCGGAGGCATGGCCGATCACCCATACGTGATCGGCGCGAATTACTTAATCCGTACCGTGACCATGATTGACACGGGCCGTGTCGTGCGTGTCACGACGCACGAGATCATTCTGAAAGATGCTGCCTGGATCGCGGATACCGGGCGATTCGCCCAGGCCGTTGCAACATCGAATTTCGATGAGGTCGAACCGTTCCCGAACGGGGAAGTTATTGTCGGGCGTGGTGCGGTCATTGATGCCTGCCAGATCGCGGTTTTGCCACGAGTGCAAAAATGAACGCGGTGATCTTACGCACTGGATATGATCAGTCGCGACCGCGATCGCGGTCGTGGTCGCGGTCGCGGCACACGTTTCTCAGCCCGTTGTGGGGAGTGGCCAATTTCGGGTCGTGGTCGGGGTCGCGATCGTGGTTGGGGTCGCCGTCGCAGTCGCGGTCGCGGTCGCGGTCATGGTTGGGGTTGCGGTCGCGATCGGGATTGGGATCGCGGTCGCAGTCGGGGTAGATATGATAAAACGCAATGACGCGGGCGCGAATCATACTGAACCGATGATCGTCGCGCGCATGTACCAATTGATCGTATTACCCGCTACACCTGTTACCCGCACTAAAAAATTTGTGCCGCTGATAGATGTGGGTACAGCCCAGGCTGCATTATCCTCTCGAATAAATGCCGAATCATCGAGCGCAGCATCTTGAAGCAATGCCGCTACAACTACCCCGCCAATATTCTCAATCTTTATAAAGTATCGATAAGCGGCTGTTTCGCCATAGACATCTGTCCGAAGTGCAATGACTTTAACATCCATCAGCATGACACTATTGGATGAAGTCGAGAATGAGTAAATCGTCGTCGCCGTCGCATCCGTCGTCGTGACTGTCGCCGTAAATACCTTCTCCGGCGCAGTCGCCTCCAGCACGGCGATTCGCCTCTCCAGCGCCGCCAGTCTCCGCTCGGTATCGATTTCAGGCATAGTTCTCCAGCAACGCCGTTACCTGTTCGCTGCTGTCCTTATTTTTCTTCACTGTCACGGCCCGGATAAGGCAATCGAATTGCAAGCCAAACTCCGAAGCCGTCACGCGATAGCCTAAATCCCAATCCGTACCATAAATACTTCCCAGCGCATCCTGAATTGTCGCGGTGAATTCCTTACGCGGTCGATTCTCGATGAGCGCGGATTGTGACGCAGCCACAACGCCCAGCCATTCATTTTCCTGCCGGGCATCGACAAATTTTTCTACACGCGCGATTGCAACCGTTGAGCCGATTTCATCTGTGGCGACGGCGATCTCTCGATTGATTTCCTCGCCCTGTCCGCCACAATAGATTACATTTGCATGGTCTCGATAATCAACTCTATATTTCGCCCTGCTCAGGTTTCCACGCGAACGGCTGAAAATGAGCGGCGCGGCGCTGTCAGCCGTGCGATCCTGCCGCTGGTTGATGAATGTCGAGAATCGCATCGTGGTATCGCTGTCACGCACGATCTCGAAGAACAACTCTGTTTCGTTGTTGCGCGAGATGTCCGCGATGTCGCGTATCATATCGAGCATGTTGCGCCGGCTGAAACCGCGCGAGACGGTCGGCCCTTGTGCGGTATCGGCATCGACTGTGAAACCGTAGTCAGTTGCAATGTTGCGAATTATGGGTGCGCTTGCGCCGAGATTTTCGCGGATGATTGCTTTGATCATGTCATCGGTGTTATCGGTCTTCTCTGCCGTGGTCAGCCCAGCAGCATAGGCAATGATGCGTCGCCGCAATAAGTCATTATGATCAGAACCTATGATCGAGATTGTCTGTTCGCCCAATTCATCAACGTCGAAATCCCACGACATGATGAAGCCGGAGAAGTCGCGCCGGCCTATGCTATCGGGAGGCTTGCGCCAGATGTCGATCCGACGATTCCAATCGATAAGGGTGATGTCGAAATCGGATGGCAGGACAATCGAAAATGCGCCAACATTATTCAGCACGCGCGCATATTCCAGCGACACGAACCGATCGAGCATCGCCAACCGTGCGCCCTTAGCGGTGTAGAGCGCGACCTGATACTCTGTGCCGCCGATGCTCACGCCGCGACTCCATCGACTGACCAATGTTGATTCGACCAGCGCATTTGCAGCGAGACGCCGGTGATCGTGCCGGTAATGAATGAGAAGATGGCATTCAGGCCGGGCAGAAGGTGGAAGGTTGCGAAGTCAGAACCGGAAAGATCACCACCCGCAATGAGGCCGCGCCAGTCGCTTGTTACCGTCTTTTTACCAGTAGTCAAATCAATGGTGACGGTCTCACCTGCCTGAATTGTGAGATTGAAATATAAGCGATGCCCGCTCGAATGATTTTCTAGCCATTGCAGGATGCAAGAGCCAGAGGTCGGGCCGATGAGGGTAATAATCGGATAGGCCAATGTCGCGCCCGAATTTGTAATGTAGGTTATGCCAGCGACGAGCGCCGTACCCGTAGTTGTATATCCTAGATACAATTTATTCTGTTCATCAGGCAAGATAGCATAAACTATTGGCGTACCTGGCAAATCAACATCGAGATGAATCCAAGTTGAACCATTCCAAACTGCAATACGATCCGCTATATTCAAGCCACCCGCTTGCGTGAAAATACCAGAAAGATATACTGACCCTGTAATCCTATCGGTTTCTATTCGATAAGCATCATTATTAACCCCGACTCCTAATCCAACCCAAGTCGCTCCATCCCATTTGGCAACACGTCCTGCGACGGGTGTCACGGTGAAACTGCCGGCAATGTATAGATTTTGGGCCGCATCTAACGCCATAGAAGCAACAAGTGCATCCGCACCCCCACCCATTGCCACAAACGTTGTGCCATTCCAGTATCCAATTCGATTCAAGGTTACACCATTACCGGTCGTAAAAAGTCCACATACATAGATAATAGAACTACTTGATAATTCAATTTCATAAACAGCACCATTCATGCCTGTGCCCAATGCCGACCAAGCCGAACCATTCCACATAGCAATATAATCGGCATTGGCTAAACCATCCCAGTTAGTGAAATCTCCGCCGACATAAACATTTCCATTGGCTGAATCAATTTCGATAGCAAGCACTGCTGTAAATAGGGTTGTGGCTGGATTGAATGCTGTCCAGGTTCCAGCACTCACATTCCAGCGTGCCAATCCCTTGCAGACCGCTGCGCCACTTCCAACATTCAAGAAGCTTCCCCCTATCCAAACATCGCCATTAGGGGCAACTCGGATCGTATTAACAGTTGCATTTCCTGCCCCACTATCCATTGCTACAAAAGTTGTGCCATTCCAATAACAAATCCGATTGACTGTTACACCATTCGCAGTCGTGAATTGTCCGCCGAAATAGACGCGTCCACGCTGTTTATCAATAGCAATTGTCGCCACTAATCCATTGAATCCCGTCCCCAGTGCCTGCCATTGACCATTGATACGGCGCAGGCCATAGGCCGCCGCCGCGATGCTGTCCTGAAAATCGAGCGCGGCGACTTCCTGGCTATCCTCGGCCCAGAACGGATCGACGGCTAGCACGCGGATCGGCACGCGCGCATTACCCTCTGTCCACATTCCGCTGCCGGCGATCTCTATCTGCTCCGCGCCGCCCGCATAACGAAATGCACAGTAAACAGGTTTCGTTGAAAGCGCGCCCGTGTAGCCCAGAATGAATGCCTGGTTTCCCCGCGTTAGATCAGGCTTGATCACGTCGATAATATCTTTGCGAATACCATGCAAGCCAGCCAGCGTCGCCGAGTGCATATCCACAAGCAAAGTCATTTGACGCGGCAAGACTTTCGTGTTCTGGAAAAACGCGCCTGGTTGCAAGGCCAATTCCTGAATATTATTGGTCACTTCGGGCAAGCCCGCGCCCGGCCATTGCAACACATTCGCGCCATATGTGGCAATATCCACGTCGCGCCCGCCGCCGCGCTCCTGAAGTCTACGTAGAGAGGTCGAGCCGTGGCGCAAGCCCGACCAGAAATACGCACCTGTGAATCCACCTACTAGATCGCCATCGATATAGGATGTGTAATAACCTGATGTCTGCTCGACTTGAACCGCGTCAATGTAGATCGTCCCATCAGCTGCGGTATCCCGGATAATGCAGGCTGTTGAGCCATTAGCCTGCGCCGCCGAGATCTCAATGCCATAGCGCACCCATGCGCCATTCGAGCCGCCGATGATCGAGGCGGCATTATAGTTCGCGCCCGCATTGAGGCTGACTTGCAGTGTGCCGGTGATCGTCCCGCGCACGTAGAAGGTTACGTTGTGGATTGCGTTCGCCAGAGCGGAGAGAGTGAGATTGATCCCGCGATTGACCGCGCCTAGCACGACGCTGTAGGAATACACGCCCAGGCGCGCATAGATCGTGGATTGCGCGACGGTCGCGCCGTTATGCGCGGCGAAATTCCCGGTCGCCTCCGCGCTCGGATTCAGGACGTAATTCGTGCCCACCTCCGGCACGCGGATTGTCCAGAGTCCCATTACGTTGCTCCCGCGAGCGCGCGCATCATGCCGAATTCTTGCGAGGGATTGATACCCGCTGAGGTGTTGACGGTGAGATTGTAATTTGAGCCGCGCCCGGATTGCTTCAACGCGGCCAAGATCGCGCCCAGAAGTGTGAGCATCTCAGCGGACTGTGGCGAACTAAACACGCTGCCCGCCATGCCTGGCACGACGATCTCAGGCCCGCGCTCGCCGACCATATAGGGCACGCCGCCGAAGATCGACCCGCCGTGTTGCCGCCCGCCGCCGGTTGGACTTCCTTCTTCGGTGCGCTCGGTGACAATATGATAGCGTGTCGTGATTTCGGTATAAAGCGGGATCGAACGAATCGCATCTCCCAAGCCGCGCGCCGCCGCTGCGCCCCTCTCCAGTGCGCGTGCGTGCCGTTCGTGTGCGTCGATTGCATCCCCCGCCTTGACCTGAGCATCTAATACGGCTTGCCCCAACTCGCCGATATTGATCTTCCCATCCTTTGCCGCATCATCGATAAGTTGCACCGCTTTAGCATATTCCGAGGCAGGCAAATAACCGGCCTGCATTAGTCCGGTGATTTCATCAAGAGTATCCGTCATCAACAAGCCTTGTTTTGTCACACCGCCATAGGTTTCGGCGATGAGTCCCGCTTGCTCATTGTATTCCTCTTCGCTGATACGCCCGTCAATCATCGCTTGCCGCAAATTGCCCAGTGCCGTTGCAGCAAGATCGGCATTTGTCATACCGACAATCGCCGCCGCCGTTTCGTAATAAGTATCAATCGAATCGGCTGCCGCTTCGCGTGCATCGCGGAAAGCCTCGGCAAGTTTCTCCATTTCTTCACGAGTCAATGGCGTAACGCGGTTGACTTCCCATTGACTGCTGGTTAGATTCTTCGTGCTATCTGTCAGTTCATCAGCGGCTTTAGAGACTTCTGGATATTCCAGCCGCAACCGCTCGACATTTTGCGCTTGCATTCGCGCATTTACTTCATCAAGCGATTTAGCAAATTCATATTGATCTTCAGTGAGTATTTGTACCGCTTCATCGATAACCTCAACTGTACCCGTGCCGACGTGTAACTCTTCCCGCCATACACCGGCGACACGCGCAGATCGTTCAATTTCTGCGTTATATTCCTCAAGTGAGACCTGTCCTGCCTCAAGTTTCTGGCGCATTTCTGTTTGATGCTCAATAAACACATCACGTAAACGTTTACTGCCATTCGCCATAATCTCGGTCGAGGCAGCGGCTTGCTCGAATAAATCACCGCTCTTGGACATCTTGAGTAATTCATCGTTTGTCGCGCGCCCAGCCACGGCAACCTGTTCAAGATATTTTGCCACGACGACCAGGCCGGCACCGAGCAAGCCGAGTTTGCCGATGAGCATCGGCGTGATTGCGCCTGCCTGGGTCAAATATTGCACGGCCTCAAAACCTGTCTTCGCAAATGAGCCAGCAGCCTGTGCGCCGCTGACAAGCAACCCGGCCAATTTGCCAAAGCCGCTGATCAACCCGCCAAATAGACTGACCAATCCGCCGCCGATCCGCAGGATAGGCCCCAGCGCCGCGCCGAAGGCAAGCGCCTGCACCACTGCCTGCTGTATTGGCTGTGGCAATGATGTAAACGCCTTGACCACAGAGCCGAGCGTTTCGGCCAGGCCCTTGATGAGTGGCATCAACGGCGGGAGTATGTCATCCCCCAACTGAATGAGTGCGACTTGCACGCCAGCCATCGCTTGCTTGAATTTGAAGCCCGCTGTTTTTTCGGCGGCGGCAAAGGCATTCGTCAAATCCTGGCCGGTTGTCTTTGCCAATGACGCGAAGATTTTATTTGACTTATCCGCATTCTCGCCGACGAGGGAAAGCAAACCACGGAAGCCACGAATGTTCGGGAAAATGGCGGCGAGTGCTTCATCATTGTCGCCGATTGTATTGCTCAAATCCATCAGCACAGGCAGCAAGCCCTCACGCCCGGCCTTTGCCCGCAAATCGTCCATCGATAAGCCATATTCCGAAAGTGTATCTTTGGCCTGTTTAGTCGGCTTGAGAAGCGCAGAGAGGATACCGCTCAGGTTCGTCGCCGCTTCCGCCGCGTCGAAGCCAACGAGTGTTTGGGCGGCCATTGCCGCCGCAACTTGATCGAATGAGATGCCCAACTGCGCGGCGACGGGGATCACGCGCCCGATTGAGCCGGCGAATTCGCTCGCCTCGCCCTTGCCTTCACGCACGGCGGCAATCAAAATGCCCGTCGCATGTTCGGCATCGAGGCCTGATCGGGCATAGGCATTCATCGCCGATGTAACTGCATCAGCCACGGTTTGAGTTTGCCCCAAGCCGGCACTGGCTGCCTTCGCTGAGACGGTCAGGACTTCGAGCGCCTGTGCGCCTTTGATACCGGATGACGTGACGAAATAAAGCGCCTCAGCGAGTTCGCGCGGGGATTTGCCCAGCGCCGGGCCGAGTTGTAGAAGTTCCTTTGACCAGGCATCAACCTGATCTTGTGAGACGCCGACGAGTCCGACGATCCGGCTCATCGACGTTTCGAAATCCATTGACATCTTGCCAGCGGCTACACCGATTCCGACCAGCGGCAAGGTCAAGCCGGTCGTGATTTCGTTCCCGATCCGGGCCATGCCGCTGCCCAGCCGCCGCGCGGCATCGCCGATCCGGGCAAATCCGCTGCTGGCCGTCGCCTGTAATCTGAGCGCGGATTTCTCCGAGGCGTCGAGCGCTGCCGCAAACTGGCGTAGTTGCGCGGAGAAATTGTCTTTGACTGTAAGCCGAATCGTCGTTTCGCGCGTCGCCATAGATTAGATATCCAATGCCATGATTAATGCCTGCGCCAGCGCGCCGAATTCGTTGGGGATTTTGTCGATGATTTCCCGAATGAGTGATCCCCGTTCCCGGCTGCGCCAGTGCTCGAAGGCCATCAGATCGATTTGCTCAGCCCGTCTCAGCCTCATCCATTCGCCCATCGTCAACCGGTGCGCCGCCATCGCCTTGTGTCTCAGCAGGTCTAAAGGGACGAAAAGACAACGCGGCTTCAACAACCTCATCCAACTGAGGAATGTTGAGCCGCGATGTCGCCGCCAGTAGGTGATTGAATGCCCATTGTCCCAGCCGGTTCATTAGGGTTGCAAGTCTCTCTTCCTCAGTCGCGCCGGGGATTTCGATCTTGAGGCTGCCGAGCATCATCCTATAGGAGAGTAGGCGATTGGCATCCTCAAGCGCCGCCTGATAATCTGCGTTCTGCTCGTCATAGACCGGTTCGACTTTGCCGCGAATTTTCTGAAAATCTTTGATTGGCGGCTTCGGCCAGGTAATCGTCCGGCGAATTTTCCAGACTTCTTCTCCGGTCATGGCCCGCAATGGTACATCGATTTTCTGACCATCGGGCCGGGTAACGGTGATGTAGATTTCGACTTCTGAGAGATCGTCGAGCGAGCGCGCGATGATTGGCTCTTGGCTCATTGTCCTATCCCCCAAACGCACTCCATTCATAGGCGTGCATTTCATAGCGACCCCTGAATAGATCGCCTTCTGCCTGATTGATCCCGGCGGCATCGACCGCGCCAGAATACAGCACGAATTGAGCCGATTGAATGTAGCCGCCCGTGATCAATCCCTCGAACTTGGCATTGACTGCTGCCGTTGCATTCGCCAGCCGCCATAGTGTCAGATCGCCGACGAGCGCGCCAATCGTCAGGCGCGCCTCTTTCGCCATCAGCACGTGATCGTGCCGTCCATCTGCGCCCGCCGCGTCGATCCAATCATAGGCGAATTGAAGCGCCGCATTCTCGGCAAAGCCGACCCCACTGCCGCTGGTCGTGCCTGATGCGCTGGCGTATAGATATAGTTTGCCTTCTGGAAAGGCAAACACTTCGCCCGTTGCGATTCCGGGCATGGCTCAGGCGATATAGCCGCTGGCTGTCGGGCCGAGATAGGACAGGAAGCGCCACGATTCCTGATACTGGTTGCCCTCTTCGGCTTCTGTCCAGCCGCGCGACAGCATGACGCCATTGCGGAATTGGAAATATTCGCCGCTAGTCGCGCCATCCTCTGCTGCATTCTGGCGCAGTTCGAGATGAATCTGAGGTGTCGATGCACCACTGGCCGTCGCCGGATTCGCGCCGCTGGCCGCAACCGATTGCAGATAGGTAAATGTCATCTCGGTGGCGGCATTGCTTTGGAACTTGTGATGATGCAATACACCACGCTCACGAATCTGTGCAAATTCGCGTGCACTGGCGAAATTCGAGCCAGCCTGCACGAATCCGATCAGGCCCGTGAGCGCGCCGCTGGCCGTCGCCCAGCCGCCCGTGCCGGATGCCTGCACCCAGCGTAGCGTGCCCTCTGCGAATACACGAACTTCTCTTGCCATGTCGATTCTCCTTTCTTATCCGCTGACTCGTTCGAGCCAGTTATACCCGATGAGCATCCTAATCCGCACAATGTCAGGATTCGGATCGATAGGGACTTCTATCGTCTCTGCCGGGCGCGCCCGAATGTGCGCGCCGATCCCGGTTGGACTGGCGGTCGTGCCGTACACATCGAGAATGCTGATCGCCGCACCGGTTGCGAACACGCGCGCGACCATATCACGCATCTGCTGAATGTTTCTCCGATAGCCAGTCGGATCGCGGACAATGCTTTCCCAAATATTGATCTCAGCCAATCCGATCTGTCTCACGCCGCGATAGCCCGCATCCAAAGTATCACCCTCTGCGATCGTGAAGGGCGTTGCGCCAATGTGCGATACGCTGAAAGATGGAAAGGTCAACGGCCTGCGCGGATAATCGTAATTGATCACGGCGCTGGGCATCCAGGTTGGCAGGCCGGCGCCGGTCAGATTGACGCGGAAGAAATCATTGAACGATCCCTCGACGTTATATGCCGCGCCATAATGCGCCGTGAATGGCATCACTCACCGCCCGCTTCGACGCGCCTCAGAATATCGATGAAAGCCAACTCTTGAGAGAGTATTTCATCGGAATCCTGTTTCGCCTTGTCGATGAAGCCCGCCGGCGCTTGCTGGCTATGTCCCGCATTCAAGGCTTCGATGTAGGGCACGTTCGAGCCTTGTATGATACTTAATCCACCATCCTCTTCGCGGAAAATAGAATCTCCTTCGGATGCTTCCGGGTTATGTGTGCCACCCGACCAATGCCCCCACGAAGCGCGCGCCCGGCCTGTGTCAACGGGCATTTCTTGCTTGACGCGTTTCTCAGTTGCGAACGAAACCTTCTTGAGTGCCTTACGCGCGCGCGCGACCATCAGCATATCACTCGGCCTCATGTCCTGCGCCAGTTGGCGCAGCTCTTTCGTGTCAATCGTAATGAGTGCCATTAGTAAGGTATCCCCGCCGCGATGATGTCGGCAACCAGCGCGTTGCGGAATGTCTCGATCTCAGCAGGCCGCAACGCCGAAGTGCCGACGAGCGCGTTCGTCTTGCGCTGCTGGCCCTTGTAGAAATATTCTTCGGGCAATTTCTCAGTCCAATACAGATCGTATTCCGCGCCAGCATAGTCATGGCTGCGTGTGATGGGCGTGCCGGGAAATGGAATCAGGATGCCGACATCGATCCGATCTGGCCGATGCTCGAATATCCATGCCCGCGTGCGGGCCATGCTATCCGCATCCTCACCCGGCAAGCCCAGGATAAATAGACTCTTGAATCGAATGCCCAACTGCCGACACCAGGCGCGCACCTGGGTATCTTGTTCAATCGTCGTGCCCTTATGCACGTTATCTTTGATGCGCTGGTCGGCGCTCTCGACTCCGACCAATACCTCGACCAATCCAGCATCAGCCAATTCGCGCAAGTAATCGAATCCGCCTTGCTTGCTGATGACATCTGTCCGCAGGAAGCAACGCCAGATGAGACCATATCGCTTGAGGAGTTGCATGATCCCTAGTGTGCGCGGCTTGTTCAACGGCAGGATGTCATCGTAAAACATGACGCCAGTATGTCCGCGCTCGGCGATCTCTCTCAGTTGCGCCTCGACCAGAGATAAAGGCTCGTAGCGGACGAACCGATCCCAGATAACACCGTTACGGCCAGATTCGCAGAAGGCACAAGCCATAGGGCAACCACGACTCGTAAATAAGGTCGTTGTACGATGACGATTGCCCGCGCGATCTTCGAGTGCAAAGTGGTATCGATTGTCCCATCTCCTGATCGGCGGCAAGGCCCAATTGATCGGGCCGGGCGTAATGGCGGGTTGAATGAGTCGCTGCCCGCCTCTCGCAATTTGGCGCACGCTATCGGGATGATCAGCCTCACCCGACACGATGACATCAAACGGTAATTCGAGCGCTGAAGTGGGATTGGCCCAGGCTGCCGCGCCGCCGAAGACCGTGCGCGTGCGTGTCCAACCTGCCGTAATCGCGCCGATGCGCCGGACATCGAACATCTGGCTCGACGTGGCGCTTATCCAGAGTTGATCGTAATCGCCGTCAAGGGGTAGTTCGTCAATATCCAGTGCGCGGAAATCCGTAGCGTGGCCCTGCGCTTCCAACTGGGCAGCCAAATACCACAGGCCCAGCGGCGGCATGACCATCGGGTCTTCGAGGAAGGTGCTCCTAGGAAATGTCAGGCAGATATGCAATCATTGGCGTGGCTCATGGCTCATCCTATTTAATGGCGACCAATGTCGTCTGAATCTCATCGACGAAATCGAGTTGGTCGCTGGCGCGTTTGCGGAATTCCTCTTCAGTCATGCCCTCATGCACTTCTTTGACGAAATCGCCGCAGATTCGCATGATGGGCAATTGCGGCATATCGAAATCAAACGGCAGATGATTGTCGAATGGGATTACCTCTTTCGGCTTGACCAGGTAGGCCAGTGTCGCCGGCGTCATATATCGTGTATGTGTCGGGTCGGATAACGCCGCCGTGCTCAGCGCATAGGGTGTCCGCACATGAATACGCCCACCCGGTTTTAGGACGCGCCATACTTCGTGGAAGAAGATATATAGACCATTGAATCCCTCGCACAGCCGAGTATAGTCTGCCCACATATAGACCGGACAATCCAGGCTAATTCTGACTTCATGCGGGATGTGCTCGACGAGATGTCCGCAGTAAATGTAATCAATACTATTATCCGGCCAGGGTGCATTGGTAGTTGAGCGTATCCAGGGAAAATGAAATAGATTGACGATTTCGGCAACGCCTGGATTCGGCCACTTGTCAACGTTCGTCCAACTATCCTCGAAACATTCCGGCTGAAGTGGCATTAGATGATTCTGAAACGGAATCGGCTCATCACGATTCAACGGGAAGATTACGTTACCGCAGCCGAGATTGAGTTTCATTGGCTCTTGGCTCCCATCGTTTCTAACACGAACGCGGCTCGATTGTCCCAGGTGTGCGGCGCGCCGGCTTGCCTGCCCGCCTGCGCGACTTTCTGCCAGTTGCCTGTCTCGATCAACTGTTGCGCAGAACGGATTGCGCCCGGTGTATCGATATATGTCCACAATTCGACGCCGGGACAAAGCCCCATTTTATCCAGATCGTGGCAGGGATTCGTCAGCACGCAACAGCCCATCGCGGCGGCCTCGAAGATGCGATTCGTGATGTCACCGTGCGACCAATTGAGTGCGATTTTCGTGCGATTGTAAATCTCCCGATATTCATCATATACCGCGCCCATTCCAAAGTGCGTTTTAAGTCCGCCGGCCTGAAATGCCTCCGCCAGTTCGATACGCTCTTGATAGGGATAGCCAATCAATGTCACGTCGATGTCTCGCGTTAGACCCGCATCGTAACACATGCTCGGATCGTAACAGGGCGGCAGCCAATATGCATTCGGTTCATTCATGCGCGCACCCCAAGTATGGCACAGAAACATCGCATCCCATTCCCTGAGCCGATAATCGCTGGCATGATTATCCTGTCCCCATAGGATGTGCGGGCAAGTCCAATCGGGCCGATCTGGAATCGTGTAGGCGCTATCGGCGGTGATGATCAAATCCGGCGTCCAGCCTTCTTCAGGCTCGTCTGGTTTCCAGGTATAGCGCGCATCGACTTCGATGCCCCAGATTCGATTACCCGTCGTCGGGCCGGTCGTTCTCACGTCATATCCCATCCGGCGCAGCGCCATTGCGATATAGCGCCCGCTGGCGACAGGATAATGGATGCAGGCGATGAGGATGCGCTTAGTAATTGACATGGATAATCCCGGTATCCGGTGTGATTATCGCGTCCCACTTGCGATGGAAGCGCATCGAATTTGTCTTGAACACTTCTGCCGGCACACCACCCGATACCCCAACCGTATGCTGAAAAATAGCATCCGGACAATACCATATTTCAAAGCCTGTCCCTTTTACCTTCTCGCACAAATCAACATCTTCGAAGTAGCCGCGCTTGTAATCCTCATCGAAGCCGCCGACACCCGCGAACAGATCACGCCGAATTGCCAACGCCGCGCCAGTCGTCCAACTCACACGCTCTCGGACATTTACTCGGCGATCATCTGCGGCCCAGCCAAGAAAGCGATGGAAAGGGCCTTTATTGCCGTCATACAATCCGCCGCAGGATTGAATCGAATAGTCGCGCGCTCCATCAGGCTTCATTACAGGCGTGATCAATTTCGGCCCGACGATTCCCACTTTCGGATCATCGAACATGATCATTAGCGGCTCGAACCATTCATTAAATGCGCGTGTATCCTGGTTGAGAAAGAGCAGGATGTCACCGCCTGCCCGCCGCGCGCCTGCATTGCAATTGCCCGCGAAGCCGAGATTGACCGCATTACGCTCTGGTTCTGCTGGCGGCCCGATGCACTCCATCACATCGAAATCAGTTGAGCAATCATCCTGGATGATGATCTGTAAGCGTCCCGCCTGCCCCGCCAGGTGCGCCGTCTGCACCAGCGACCTCAAGCAGGGGATCAAGTGTGCCAGGCCGTTGTAACTCGGAATCACGATCGACAGCGTGCGCGGATTCTGGATGTTGACCGTCGCGGTGTCCCCGGCTGTGGATGTCAGATAAACCGGGAGCGGGGATGCCGCTTGTGTTAGCGTGTCTTGGCTCTGCATGGCTCTTGATCTCCTTCACGATGCGTTGTATCACGGCTTCGATTTGATCCGTCGTTACATCCCACGTTTGCGCCTGTGCCCATTGGTAGCCGCGCTCGGCGCGGGCGGCGGCTTCGATTGGATTTCGATAGATGTCCTCAAGCGCGGCAATGAGCGCCGGCACATCCGGGAAAGCATCGCGCGCGCCGCCCCACGTGCCGTGCTGCATGTAGTCCAGACGTGGTATCAGCCAGCCGCGATTCTCTCCGATGATCTCTGTACCACTGCAATAGTCTAAGGTGATCGTCGGAATCCGGCAAGCCATCGATTCGAGCAATGGCAGGCCGAATCCCTCACGGTGACTGATGACCATATGGGCATCCATTAGCACGTACCGATTGCGAAGCGGCAGCATGTCCGGCGCTTTGAACAAGTCCTCTCGATAGCGAATGCGCTTCTTCTGTTCATCCGTCCATCCCAACTGCACGAGCAGGTTCGGCAAATCCCATCCCGCCGGACTTGCTTTATCCATGTCCAGGATGAGTTGGGTATTTGGCTTATCGCGTGCGAATTCATGGAAGGCTTCAAGCATCGGCGGAATTGCCTTGCGACCCTGGTTCATACATACGACGCCAACTATGAAATCATCGGGCGCGAATCCGGCGACTTCTCTTAACCGCGCGCGCTCATCCTGTGCCGCCGGATAGAACTCGCCGGCATTCGCGCCCGGATGACACAGATCGACGTGCTTGCCTGCCTGCCGCATGGCCTCGACGCCAAAGCGCGAGATGACCATTCCCGCATCGGCATAATCAGCCGCCCTGAGCCAATCAGGATGAACCGGCGTGCCATCGATCGGCGTAATCCATAACCATTTGAGGCGGGAGAAATCGATCCGGCAGCCGTTGTAGAGCATCGTGTGATAGGGAAAATCCTGACATGAAATCAGGATGTCCGGCTGGGTCTGAGCGACGATCGACGTGATGGGATTCCAGAGATCGGTATTCGCCAGCGGCCAGACGTGAAACGGCAGATCATGCGGCCAGCCACTATAACCGATGCCAGCAGCCTGCACCTCGTAACCGCGTCCCTTCAAGCGGCGCAGAACTTCGTTACCGATCCGGCCAAAGCCGGACAGGATGACCATATCACCGAACCACAGAATCCGATAAGGTTTGCCTGTTTGGTTGTTAATGTGCTTCATGGCTCGTGTGGCTCTCCATTGATTTTATCCGTTTGCGAGTTTGAGCGGCGAACGATATTGCACGCGCCCGCCCAGATATGCGATCTGTGCGCTGCCTGCGACCGTATAGCGCACACCTTGCCAGGTGATTTCGTCACGCGATGCGAGCGCGCTATCGGTTGAAATCAACACGTCGGCATCAAAAGCAAACCCGCCAGGCATTGAACGTTCGATAGCCGAGGGCGCGCGGAAAATACCCGTGATGATTCGCTGCTGGAATGATTCGGCTTCATTCATTCCAAATTGAGGCGAGCCGCCCGCCGCGCTGACGAACGTTCGCAGAATCGCCGTCTGTCCGGCACCCGCCAGCACTACCGCCGCTTGTCTGCGGATGTATTCTGAATCAGGTCGTGTCATCCCGATAGGCTATATGGCGCGTCCCACCACTGCTGCTGCTCGCTCCAGGATTCGATCCCACCCGCTGGTATATCTTCGGCTTCCTTCTCCAGGCGGTCTTGCATATCGGCCAAATGCTTGAGCGCGGCGGTATCATCATAGATCGTGCCGTCCGCCGCGTGCCAGCGCGCTCGGCGCAGGCCATCGAACATCAGCGTTCGCACGGCTTCTAGCGCCGCGCCCGGTACGCCTGCGCCCACGGCGGTGAACTGACCGATCTCTTCTTCGGAAAACACGGCCCATTCATACACCGCTTGCCATGCACTGTTGGCCGAAACGATTGCGCTGAATGTCAGCACGCCGAGCGCCGTGTTAAAGGTCGCGCCCGATGCACTCCAGCCGGCAGTCGTGGCAACCAGCGCCGATGCGCCACTATTGAGATTGCTAAATGGCGCACCCTGCGCCAACTTGAATGCCGAGCCGCTACCATCACCATAGCGCACTTCGGACGCATAGCGCCAGCGGTCGCTGATTCTCAAGCGCACCTGCTGCGCGATCGTGAGCGGCATGGATTAGCCTTTCAGATGCCAAACGAAATCACGGTTTGCAGCCTGTGCCGCCGCCGCACTAATTCGCACCTCGCCCGCAAAGCCGCGCAGGAAATCCAGATTATCGCTCGCCAGCCACATCGCCGTGATCCCGCCCGGCGGCGCGGCGCTGATGAGCGTGCCGGCTGTCGTGCGGAATGGGGCGAATGCCTGGGCGACGGCTGAATTCGCCGAGCGCGCCGTTTCGCCGACGAATGAAATCGCGGCAGATGTCAGTGTCGGAATGAAAAGATTGATGTATCGGAAGCCGCCGGGAAACACGCCGCTCGCCGTGCCCGCGCCGCTGGCAATCGTCGCTGTGATGATCTTGATCTCACCGTAATCGCCAGGCATCGCGCCTCCTATTTGTCGCCTTCGTCGTCATCTTCCTCGTCGTCATCTTTCGGCTTGTCGGTATCGGGCGCAGGAGGCGTCGCCATCGCCTTGATTTCAGCCTTCAGCGCATCCAATTCGGCGCGCATCGCGGCGACCGGATCAGGTTGCATGACGGGCGTTGCAGGCGCGGCGGGCGCAACAGGCGCGGCTGATTCGGCTTCGATCAATTCCATCACGGTATTGATCTTCTCCGCATGGCCCTGGAAATTCTCTTTCACCCATTGCTCACCCGTCAGCGCGCCGAGGATTGATACGTTGACGGCGTAATGCTGGAGCGCGGGTGAATGAACCATGCCCGCCTTATAGATCGGGTGCGCCGGATTGCTGAGTGCCGCCTCGATGAACTTGATCAGTTTCTTGTCGTCCATGTTCCTCTCTCCGGGTAGGGTGGGGGGATACACACCCCCCACCCCACGATTGACTATTCGATTGTGCTAATCGACCGTCGGCGCGGTCGTGCTGCTGCTGTAGTACGCGTACCGGTCATTCAACATGCCGACACCGAACCAGTCACGTGCCTTGTAGCGGATCACGTCATAGGTGAACCAGCCTTCGTGCTCGATACGCTGCGCGGACTCCTGGAAAATCTGGAAGCCCTCGACTTCTTGCAGCACGACGGCCTGCTTCGCCTCCATCAGCACCCATTGATAGGATGTACCGAGGCGCGGCGAGACGATGATCCGATTGACCAATCCCCGGAACGGATTGGTTGTGCCTTGTCCATACGTCACGGCGCTCACCGCGTCGCCGATGCCCATCAGGAACGGCGACAGAAGCAGTTGCTTCGCCGCCGCTTCGAGGCGCGGCGCGACGATGAGCAAATCCGGGTTGACGCCCAGGTAAGCGCCGGACTTGCGATCCTTCATCGTGCGGAGTACCGTCAGTGCGGTATTGAGACCGGTCGCGCTGAAGGTCGTCGCCGCCGTGTTTGCGCCGATGTCATTGTCGCTGGTCGTGCTGTTGCGAACATAGTTGCCTGCCGTGGTCAGCACTGTGTAGCAGGATTGCTCGCGCGTGTTAGCCGCCGCGCGTCCGAGTTTAGCCGCGCGCTTTGTGAGCAGACCAACCTTGTTGAAGCGGATCATCTCTTCGGTAACAGAGACAATCATGCCGCGCTTGTAGTTGCGGATGTTCAGCGTCCGATCCAGGTCTTCCTTGACTTCCGGATATTGCGTGTTCTCGTGCACGACCGGAAACTCGCCGAACGAATTCTCTTCGAGCCAGTCTTCGCTGGCCTTATCGCTCGGTAGGACATCCGCCCACTGATTCCAAGTGACGGGTGTCGCCATGTAACGGTCGAATGCGATCGTGCGGATGCCATCGCGCAGCAACATCGGGAAGTCGGCGGTCATCGTGGCCTCTTGAAGCGTCATGCGCCGTCCGCCTTTGGCCTCGAACAGGTTGACGCGCGGCGCAGTTTCGTTGTCGGTCAGCACGGTCTCCTTGAGCCGCCCGCTTTGGGGGTCAAGGATGTCGATGATCTTGCTTGTGAGTGACATCGCTATTCCCCCTTAGAAGTAGCCCCAGGCTTTGGTCGCGTCGAAGTGCACATCCCACTGTGCAGCCGATACATCTCCGGCCAGTGGCACTCTGATGACGATGCCGACGCCGGATGCGAGCGCACCGGTTGGCCCGGCGCTGATGCCCTGGCGTGGCGCAGTAACCCACACCGCTCCCACACCGGTTGCGCCGGTCTGCCCGACGATGCCGCTTGCAGTCGTGGCGGGATAGACTGCCGCGCCCAGCGGCGGCGTGCCACTGTTGCCGCCCGATACGCGGATGATCCCGCGCCGCAGCACGGGCAGCGCCGAGTTGTTGAGCGCCCGACCCAGCTCGTCATAGATCGGGTTATTCGAGAGTGCAATACCGACGCCGCTGGTGCGGAACGCTGGACTCGCATCCTTATTGAGCCATGATCCGACCGCGCCGGAATATTGCACCCAGTCGCCTTTGGTGATGGCAGTCGTGCCGTGGGCAGAGACATAGATGATCCGGTCATCTTCCCACAACATTGGGTTGCCGAATATGGCTGTCGCCATAGGGTTGACCTCCCTTTAGAGTTGCTTGACGCGCTGATGCCATTGCTCCGGAGATTCGTTCGGCAGCGGCACAAGGCGCGTATCACGGATACCCAACGCCTCGAATACCGGCGCGGGCGCGATTGTCGCCTGCGTTGATCTGGATTCCGAGCGTTGACCAGAACCCGAAACGGGCGGCGGCGCTTTGGGCGCGGCGGCATATTTCGCCGATTCGCGCGCAATGATCGCGGCCATGCCCGCTTCGTCTTGGTTCAACAGTTCGGGCCGGATTGCCTCACGCAGTTTGACCGGGATGCTGCTGGCAGAGAGCAGCCTGTCGGCGGCCTCGATGCGCTGGTATTTTGCCAACGCATCCTTATCCGCCCGGCTTGTCTCTTGCAGTGCGGTCAATTGCAAGCGCATCGATTCGAGTTCGGCGCGTGTTTCTTCGAGCGCCTTTGAATCGCGCGCAGATTGCCATTCGCGTTTCAGTTGCTTTAGATGATCGGGGTTGGCTTCGCGCCACTCCTCGAAGGTCATCGCGGAGAGTAGATCATGCGTCAGATCATCGCCATTGGAGGCCAATAGCGCACCAGAGAATGTGCCACCCGCCGCGCCGCGTGTCACGACATCGACGCTGTTTGCCTTAACGATGCCCTCAACGATGACAGCTTGTTTGCCTTCAGCCTCGCCGAGCCGCGTTTGACCCAGCGCATTGATCGACAATTCCACGTAATCAGGCTTGCGTTTCGTCTCGGCAATCATCGGCCATAGCCATTGACGCGCCTCACCGATTACGCGGAAGTCGCCGATAATGCGCCCATCATCAAGAGACTGTTGGATATGCTCGTAATAGCCTACTTTATCCCGGATGTCGCGTTCCGGGAGTTGTTCGGCATCATCACGGCGCGGATGATTAGCAAAGGCCGGCGCGCCCTCGAAGGCGCGCAATGCGGCGGTGAGCGTGGCGCGTGGATAATAGCGCGGGCGACCAGCGCGGTCGATATTCTTCGAAAAACCCGGCGTGATAATCGTCACGCCTTTGGCGACGAATTCGGCTGCGTCAAGGCTAGATTCGGCCAGGCTGACGAGTTCGCGGAAGTAGCCGGTTCGCAGGCCGGTCTCGGATTCGCGCCATTTCTCCGGCAGCAAGTCAGTCAAGCCCAATGCGCGCGCGCGCTTTTTAATGTGTGCCTTTGCCGCTGCCGGGTCTTTGGCGCGGCCAATTGCGCGGATGGCATTCTCCAGATCGCCCCGGTTGACGATGGGGAATGAGCCGTCTTCCATCGCCGCGCCTTTGCCCGCAAGTTTCTCACGCTGCTCGCCGCTGAATTCTCTCTCTTCAAGGCGTTCACTTTCGGCGGCGCGCTTGGGCTTTTTCTTTTCTGATACGTATAACGCCGCCACTTGCTTATTGGCCGCGTCCATCGTGTCATGCATCCCCATTGCCGCGCCCATCGGCCCACCATCCGGGCCGATCTTGTGGACTGCGAATTTGCCGCCTTGCTTGAATGCTTTGTATGGCATGTTATCCTCCGCAACGAAAAGAGCCGCCCCGGATGCGATCCCGGCGCGGCTCTCGTTGCTGCGGCTCTGCGGTTCTGTGCCTATGCGATTGTATTACTGATTCGCCCAATTCGTCAAGTCCTCTAACCGAATACTAACCTCGCGCTTGGCGTGCTTATCCCACGAAAAGATCGTGTTCGTCTGCGGATCGAATCGGAACAATAATGCCCCGGAGCGTGCCACGATCATCAGGCCAGTCTGTGACCGTTCGTGAAAATACCAATCCTGATGGATGGGCGCGGCCATTGAATCAATCATGCCGGGTAAACCCCCGGTGCGGCTTGTGCCGCCGCCGTGCTCCTGGATTTCGGAGCAGGCCGCCCGCGCATTCGCATCACGCTACCGTCCGCGCCTTGCAATCCGCGCGACCCAGCCCATTGGTCATAGGTCATCCGCTCGCCTGCGATGTTGCGCTCCAATGCGCCATCGTGCAATACCGGAACGATAGTGCATCGGCAGCGCGGATGAGCCGGCGGCGTTTCGCGCTGTTCGAATGTGTAAACCTTATTGCCCGCGTTCTTGCCGATACATATTTCGCAGGTGCGTTCGTCGAATGTCAGCAGCCATTGCCAACCCTTAATCGTATCCCGATTCTCAAGGTAAATTTGCATCGCGCCCAGATTGGATGAACGCAGAATTTCGGTTCGGGCGATCATCTCGGTTCGGTTGAAAAGCCCCTGATTTGCCAGGCGTGCTAGTTTTGTGCGCCGCCCGATGTTGATCCCCAGTGCATCCGCGATCCGTTTCTGTGCCTGGTAAATCGTATCACCCTCGATCTGCGATTGGACGATTGCCCGGCGGATGCGCCTCACGAAATCATCGCGCGCATCCGCGAAGCGATCAATAAAGGTCAGACCACGATAGGGCGCGAGGATTGCCGCCCGGATCGCCTCACTCGGCAGGAGCGGCAGGTTGATCAACTGGTCAGTTCGCAAGCCCTGTTCGAGCATCCAGGCCCGTCCGTAGAATCCGCCCTGATAGCCCAGCGTTGCCGCGCGCAATGTCGCATCCTGTGAGGCGGCCATTAGCCCGGCAACTTCATTGTCAATCTGTGCGAGTAGATATTCTGTGCGCTGTCGAAAAGCCGCATCGCCCGCCGTCCATTGTCCGCCCGGCGCGTATCGGTCGAAGACATCCGTCAAGCCTTGCTGCAACCGCCCGCGCGAATCGGTGAACAATTCGATCAGCGATTGAACCGCCGATTCTTCGAGCGACCAGATTCGGCCTCGAACGAATTGCTCGTTATCGTAAATCCACTTGCGGCGCAACGCGGCACTAGTCATTCCTTATAGCGCCTACCTTCTTCTAGTCGTCGCTTCAATTCCAGGACTTCTTCACGATATCCATTCAGGTGTGCATCTTGACAAATAAGAAGTGCAGCCTTTCGCCAGATTTCATAGTCGCGCCTTTTCTTCATTCGCAAATGGTATCGATCAAATAATGGAATGAGTATATGACGAATGGATGATTGAGCCTCTATTCTATATTGATAAGCTGGATTCCGATTTCCTTTCCGACAATGCTGATATACTAAATTACCACAGTGTAGAGTGTCTTGAATTTTTCTTAATCCTTCAAATTCATCTGCACGCATATTTATTGCCAGATATGCCTTAATGCTTCTGGTATTATTCTGGACATCGATACAGAAACTTCCTTCGCCATCCACTAATCCGCTAAACCATGCACACCACAATGGATCAATATCAAGATCAATGTCAAATGCAGATTGTATGTGCATGGCTCAAGGCTCACTTTCCACTCAGTCATCCGTCGTCGGCAACTCGCGTTCGTTCAACTGTTCGAGCATCCGAACCGCATTACAGCCCATGCACTGATACCAGGTTTCGTGCGATTGATGCTCACCGTTCACAATCGGCCCACGAATAAATGGGCCTTGAAACACGGTCGATTCGCATTGCGGGCAGACCTTGATCATCCGCTTATCGTGTTTGACTTCATAGGGTACAGGTGGACGCGCCATGTCTATCCTCATAGCATAAACAGGATTTCTTCGTCATCCTGATTGATCCGGCGCCGACGCTCTTCCTCAGTCGCCGCCAGCACATACTCACCGATCCCAACCGGGATCGTGCCGCCGATGCCCCGTACACGCCGCGCACCAGCAACCGCAGGCGCAATCGCCCCGCCCGTCTTGTTTAGGACAATGCTATCCAGGCCCGCAGCCGCAGCCGCCAATAGCGCCGCGCCATTGTCAACATAGACCATGCGCCGTGCGCCGCTGCCCGCCTGCATTGTGGCCGACACGCCGCCGGTCTTGGTGTAAAGCCCGGACGCTGGCTCGAATACGCTCGCACCGGTAACAACCGCAGGCGCAGTCGCCGAGCCGGTCTCTTCGAAGAGGGCGATCTTCGTCGCCGATACGACACTCGGCGAAATGACACCGCCCGATTCGACTGCAATTGATACATCCTCACCGCTTATCTGTGCTGGGGCAATCACGCCGCCCGATTCAATAAACAGCACCACATCAACGCCGGCTGCCTGGAGGGTCGATGTCACCGCGCCGGTTTTTTCATATACGGCAATCGCAGACGATGAACCGGTAATGACTCCAGGAGAAACGGCGACGCTGGTTTCGGTAAAGACATTCGCATCTGCGCCCGCTGCCTGAACCGTTGCTGTGACGCCGCCCGTTTCGACGCTATCTGTCACATCTGCGCCGGAGATTTGCGTCGTGGCTGTGGCGCCGCCTGTCTCATTGGCAACTGCACTATCCGCGCCGGCAATCTGCGCCGTGGCAATGCCCGTGCCTGTCTCCTCGAATACATTGGAGTCTGCGCCGCTTATCTGTGCAGTTGCCGCGCCAAAACCTGTCTCTCCGAACACATTTGCATCTGCGCCATTGGCCTGCGCCGTGGCAATGCCCGCACCTGTCTCCTCGAATACATTGGAGTCTGCGCCACTGGCCTGCATCGTTGCGGCAATTGAGCCAATCTTGGTATAGATGATAAAGCCTGGCACATACTCACTTGCGCCAGTGATGACACTCGGCGCGGATGCGCCCGCAACCTCATTAAAGATATTGGCATCTGAACCGCTGACCTGTGCGGTTATCGCACCGAAGCCAGTCTCACCAAACACATTTGCATCTATACCATTGATTTGCGCGGTCGCGGCGATCAAGCCAGTCTTGGTATAAATGATAAAGCCTGGCACATACTCACTTGCGCCAGTGATGACGCCTGGAGAGAATATGCGCGCGGTCTCGACAAAGACATCTGCATCTGCGCCGATAATGATGCGTGGCGATGCGGCACTTCCCGTTTCGGTGAAGATATTCGCATCGACGCCGCTAGCCAGCCGTGTTGACGATACGCCTCCCGTCTTAGTATAGACTGCAACCAGATCAGCGGCCGCGAAATTATCGATCCAGCTATTCACCCCGTTCAGAGGCCCATAGGCGACGCACCCAACCGCGCCGCTGGCGAGCGATGAATCGCTGCCCGTCGCATCGCTCACATCATTTCGAAAGCCCGTGAGTGCCGAACCGTTGCACCGCAGGCGCGCGTTGAAAGTCGTGCTGGCCGTGCAGGCCGAGCCGGTGGCAATGATACTATCGACACCAGCAGTAACCTCGACCAGATAAAACGAATCTCCGCCGAAGCCCTCGAAAGCGTAATAGGTGATGACCGCCGAGACCGCGCCGCGCCCGAACGCGCCAAAACCCAGATCATTTGATGCTGCGCGCCCGTCCACCTCGGAATCATAATTATTGGAGTCCATCGGAGTGCCGACCCAGCGGCACTTTTTGTAGTTGCCCGATCCGGTTGCATCGCGCAGCGTGTTACTGACGATCTGAAAATCGGTATCCTCGGCCCAATCCGCGCCGAGAGCGGTGCTGTCTGCCCTATTAAAGAGATCAGATACAGAGGCCATTTAGGGAGTCCATGCCCCGAACTGCACGCCGCCCATCGTCGGGTTGTTCGTGCCGTAGTCCACCTGCGCGATGCTGTTCACCACATCACGTATTGTCGGGTTGCCCGTCACGGCCGGCCGGCCAACCGAGACGAGCCAGGCGTTGATCGCCACCTGGCGCGTGCCAGCCAGCGAGTTCCAGCGCGACGTGAGCGGCCCGTCGGGGTAGTCCGATCCGAGTCCCTGCGCCCCGAACAGCACGTGCAGGATGTACGACATGATGCGCCTGAACGTTGTGCCGCCCGCGATCCACTGGTCATCCATGAACACCGCTGACAGCGCGCTCCTCACTTGGGACTGCTGCCCAGCCGTCAGCGTGCCGAAAGTCGCGTCCAGGTTGTCGGGAGTCCACGGCGCGGCGGCGATCTCCGTGTCCGCCGCGATCAGCGCATGAAGGGCCAGTGGGTCCACATCCGGCGCCTCGACATAGCTCATGCAGGTTCCCTTCGCCTGCCCGCGCGCCGAGCGCGGCTTGATCGTCTCGGCGTAGTGACCGGTCACATCGCGCAGCCACGTGCCCCAGAGCAGCACGCGGCTACCCTGCACCTGGCGTGCCCCGCCCGGATCGGTCAGCGAGAATTGCCCGCCGCCGATCGCGTATAGCACTGTCCACGGCGCGATATAGTACCGGCGCGTCATTTCTGCCCCTTTCGCATTTCCAGTTACAGTCGCGGCGAATAACGCCATGACCATAATGGCATAGAGCCAACGCCGCATGTGACCTCCCCGCGCTTACGACAGGGCGCTAACGTTGAACTGCACAGCAGGCGTAATGCGAATCACGTCGCCGGAGTTGTAAGCAACTTGCGTCAGGTCATCGAAGTTGGCGAAGAAGTAACTGAGATCGGCGGCGACGCTGGATACATGCGTCCCCAGGAAAAAGCCATTTGCACTTCCCGCCGCCGTCGCCGTGCTCGCCAACTGCAATGCGGTGACGCGGTAGCCATTGCCGTTGCTGGCCGGCACGCCCCATTGTCCCGCGCTGACAACCATACGGGGCATGGCGACTGATTCTACCCAGCCGCCGGGCGTCGCGCCTCCGAATGCTGTGCGGTTCGGCACAGTGCCGCTCGTCTGGCTGCCGAAATAGCCGATGTAGAACACGCCCGATGTGTTGAATGCCGAGCGCGGCCAGTGCGCCAGCAGCGCGGATAGACCGGTATCCGTCCAGGTATGTGCCATGTCCTAAGCCTCCTCTTTCTCGCGGATCGCTCCGCATTTCTCACAAAGCTGTTGAAAAAGCTCATTGTCCTTGCCGCACTTATGGCAGCGCCACTAGGTATCAGAAACTACCTTCATGGTGGGAATATATTCTGCCGACCCCAAAGGGTTAAAACCCGTAGTCCAATATGGATATTTCTTATTCATAGCTCCGCCTCTTCTGGATTTCTTTCACGCGTCCATCACCATCACGCTCAGTCACGCGCAGCGTTTCATCAGGCACTTCGAGCCGGATCGCATCGGGCGGCACGTTCACGATTGGCGTCGGTTGTGGCGGCGTCTTGATGATGACGCGCGGCGCTTCCTGGGCCGGCACTTCGACATTCACGATCGGCGCAGCCTGTTCCGGCACATTGATTATAATCTGAGGCTCGAATTTGATCACCGGTGGCTGATATTCCGGCAATTGAACCTCGGCCTCTTTGAGCGTGATACTGAAAGGCGGATTACGCGCGCCCATCGCCTGAATCATCTGCATCACTAGCGCCAGGTCTTGTCTGTTCATATCACTTTCGCGCTCCTCCCCGCCTTGCTGCTGATAATCCGCCAGTGTCGGCGCGCCGGGTTGCTGATCAGTCGGCGTCATGCCGCGCCCTTGCGCGACCGCTTGCTGCTCCGCCTCTTCCTCACCCTCGATTTTCTTGCGTTCCAGGCGATAGTCGAAGCCCATCTCAGCAGATGCCGTCTCATTGCTCACCCAGCCGGCATTGACTGCGATCATCAGCGCATCGGCCAGCGTCTTGAGATTGCTTGTTTCAAGTTCTGGCGCGCGAATGTCGAATGCTTCGAGCGCATCAATGGTCTTGGGTGTCGTGCCATCATCCTCATAGACCGGGTCTCCGTCAGTATCGATCTGATTGAGTTCCGTCTGTAGCACGCCCGCCGCGATCGCTTTCTCCAGCACGCGGCGATAGATTTGCTTCCAAGTATTAGTCGCAATATCCTGGTAGTCAGTGAATGAACGCAGCGCTGGCAACTGCTGCGCCGTCGCGCTGGCAAGATTGGCATTTGCGCCATCGGATAGCATGTACTCAGGCAATAGCATCCCGACAGCATTCATTAGTTTCATTTGCCGTCCATCCTCGGCGGCATCGCTTGCGCCCACGCGCCCATCGACGGCGGCAAGTTCCTGTTTGTCATTCGTTACGAGCAGCGAGCCGGGCGGCGGCGGTTGCTTGTATTGAGCGCGCGCATTTGTCACTTGCGCTGGCGTGCCGCCGATAAGCTTCAACCACCACAGGATCGCGCCACGCCAATAGTTCTGACGCGCTCGGTTCTCTAGCCATTGCTTGTATGCTTTCAGCCACGGCAGAATCGCAAACAGATCGGGCCGCCCTCGCACCTCATAGGATAGTTTATTGATTGCCACATGCAGGATTTGATCGGCATCAATCTCTTCATCAATAGATTCTGAATCGCCCGGCTTACCCGATGATTGCCGCCCAGTTTGATGATAGATAAGCGGGCGCTTAGCAAAACCGCGTTCGGTTTCTATCCAGTCAATCTCAAAAGCGGGTATCGGCGTGATAACAGTTTGCCCGTTATCATCGCTGAAAAAGCGCACGAAGATTTCGCCATCGATGATAAGTGTATCGAGCAATTCCTTTTCGAGTGTATCGATCTGGTTATCTGTACTGGTGCGAAAATCCTCTAAGATACGCTCGACATCTTCCGCCTGGTAATTGATCGTCAAGCCCTCGCCCATCGTAAACAGGCGAATGATTTTGACCGCCGCTTTCGCAATCGGATTGCGTTCGGCGGCGGAATGGCAGGAAGCGAGTACAGAGCGGCGGGTGACGAAATCCCATTCCGTCAGGGGATCGACGATGGGGATTCGGAAGGGGGATTCGGAGGAGTAGGACCGGTCAAATTGAAAATGATAATCCGCTGTTGCTTCTTTGATTGCAGCCTGGATGAATTCTTCGCGTGCCTGACCGGATAGTTCTGGCGGCACGATAATCGGCAGCGCATAGTTCACGCCGTCGCGGATCGTGAAAGCATCGGCTGGCACGGCTAAGCCGAACGGCGGCTCAGGCTCAAAGCGCGCCAAGAAGCGCGCCAAGCGGCGTCGAAGGCGATCAAGTATCAGCGGGTTGGCTCAAGGCGCGCTCCTTTTGATATGCCATATTCCGAAAGTGCATCCTCGGCTTGTTCGGTTGGCTTGAGAAGTGCTGAGAGAATATTACTTAGATTCACCGCCGCTTCAGTCGCATCAATTTCGACGAGCGTTTGGACGGCCCTTGTCACCTCAATTTGATTGAGCGATATATCCATTAAAGCGGTCTCCATCCCTCATCATCCTCTTGCACAAAATCCGGCTTCGGCTTCGGCTTCGGCCCATAGAGCGCGCCGTCATGGATACCATCGCTGCGCGGCTCGACTATCGACAGCGGGAATACGGCATCGATAATGCGGCCCGCGATGTCTCTAATAATCGCTGCTGCTGATGTAGGTCTGCTCGGCGACGACGGCTGCTCCATAGGATTCTGTGCCTGCGATGTCTAATTCAGTGAATGCCCACACCAGAGCGTCAAGTCGATCCGGTGATTTCTCTCCCGGCATCCAGGTACAAAGTTGATCCTCAAGGTCTGCGAAAAATCCGACGTGCTTGATTCTACCTTGCTCATACAGCGCGCTAATCGGCTCAGCCCTGATGGCCTTGCCCCGTGTCGCATACACTTCCGAGAACGGCACGCCCGGCTCGACAGTTCGGATCGTATGCCCAACCATCTCGCCGCCGTTATTCGTCTCGGCAATGATTCGATCCGCGCGATGACGGTGATAAGCGGCGACGGCTGCCTTTGCCCAGCCTTCAGGTGTATCGCGCAGACTCACATCATCAAGCACATAGCCGAATCCATCTGTGCCCAGGCCGGCGACCACAATACCGGTTTCTGCGCTCTCCTCATCATCACTCGTTGCCGCCGGATCAATCGCCACAACCACGCGCGCCAGATCGGGAAAGTTCGTTACACGATTTCGTTCGAGCCAATCCCGTTTCCAAAGCGCGCCCGGTGCATCATCCAAAATATCGGCGTTGATCTCCTGCCGGCCCAGTCGCGTATTTTCAAGCGGCCTGATCACTTTGCGAATGTAGACCGGCGACAGATTGGCGATATTATCGTATGTACTGCGCTTAACGTCAACTGTGTCCCTATCCGCAATGAGTGCTTTAATCAGCGGGATCGGGCGCGGTGTTGTAGTTACGCATACTTGCGGCTTAGGCCCGATGCGAAGCCCAAGCATCAGATTATCCCACGTCTCCTGCGGATATTTGAACTTTGCCAGTTCATCGACCCAGGCGCTATCATGTTGTGGGCCACGCAATTGATCAGGCTCATCACCGCTATAGATGATTCCGATTGCGCCATTCGGCCAGGTGATGCGGCGCTTACTAGGTTCGTAATCGGGATAAAACCACGGCGGGGACAGTTTCAGGATTGAGCTATCGCCGACTTCGACCATCGTATCGCGCACATCGGCTTTAGTTTGCCCGACGAGTGCAATACGTCGAAAGCCTATCTGTGCCCGATTGATCACCCATTGCGCGCCCGTGCGTGTCTTGCCGAAGCCGCGCCCGCTTCTCAGCAGCCACACGAGCCAATCACCCGGCGGCGGCAATTGCTCAGGCCGCGCCCAGAAAGACCAATCGTAATACAAGACAGCGGCCTCTTCATCTGTTAAGTTTTTAAGGAACTGGATTCGTTGGGTCTTCGATTGAGACCTCAACCAGCTTGCCGAATAGACTTGACTTGACATCCTCGAACTTAATTGGCCCATTCTCCGGCCCGCTGATAGGCTGCGTAACCTTGCCTTCGTCGCGCTCCATTATAGCATTGAGTAAACCGGGTTGAGGCTCAAAAAGCAAGGCCGTATAGACGCGCAAAACAACCGCCTCTTTCAGTGTAATGCCGTCGCCTATTTTTCTGATTTGCTTGGCGATCTCATTACAATGATCAGCGGCCTCTCGCGGAGTCATGTTTCCGATCTTGGCGACAATCTCTTTCCATGATTCGCCGCGCTTTGGCGCGCCCGCTGGATTGCCTGACTGACCCGGCTTCCATGTCTGCAATCGCTTCTGTGCCGCCTCTTTTTGTGATTTGCTTCTGTTATCAGAAAGCGATTTGTTTCTTATGCGCTTCTTGTCCAATTATCTATAACTCCATTCCAGCGCACAATCAGCCGAGCGACCGTGACACCGTTCTGCGCGCCGGCCACGGCCTCGACTGCGGCGGCCAATGGCGGCAGCCATTCGCGGG